AGCAGGTGTTTGGGGAGACACAACCAACAACAATCTGGCATACATCCTAGAGTCTGCGGTTACTGGGTACCAGACGGTAGCCATATCGAGCAGCCCATACGCACTGTCATACACCAATGGCCCCGCGTCTACGGCGGCAAATAATCAAGCGGTGTACGCACTGTTGCAGTTCACCACGTCAACAGGCGCAGCTTTCACCGTTTATGCCCCGCCCGTCTCCAAGGTCTACATCATTTGGAACGCTTCCAATTTTGCAATGTCCTTGCGAGTAAGTGATGTCATTGGTTCCACAACAGCAAAAGCAGGCAACGTGGCATTGACAATTGCGGCAAACACTAAGGTGTTGGTCTGGTCGGACGCAACCAGTTTTTACGATCTCCAGTCGGCAAGTTTTGCTGGCGTGCTCCCTGCTGTCAATGGAGGAACGGGGCAATCCGCTTACGCTGTTGGCGATTTGCTTTACGCAGACACTACCACTACCTTGGCAAAGCTTGCCGACATAGCCGTGGGCAATGCGTTAATTTCTGGTGGTGTGGCAACCGCACCAAGTTGGGGTAAGGTTGGTTTGGCTACCCATGTGAGCGGCACTTTGCCCGTTTCCAACGGCGGTACTGGACAGACAACTGCCCTGACCCAATACGGTGTTATCTACGGCTCAACCACCACCGCTATGGCCACCACGCTGGCGGGTACTTCCTCCCAAGTTTTGCACGGCAACGCTTCTGGTGCCCCTACATGGGGGTCCGTGGCTTTGGGGACGGAAGTGTCGGGCACTTTACCAATTGCAAATGGCGGTACAAACTCAACGGCAACGCCAACAAACGGTGGGGTTGGGTATGGCACAGGCACTGCGCACGCATATTCTTCGGCGGGCACTTTGGGCCAAGTGTTGCAGTCCAATGGCGCTGCGGCTCCGACATGGCTTAATCAGTCAAGCATCGCTGCGGGGTCTGCCACCAATGCCTCTTTGGCTACTCTGGCTACTCTTGCCACCACGGCTACTCTGGCCACTCTTGCCACTACGGCTACTCTGGCTACTCTTGCCACCACGGCCACTCTGGCCACTCTGGCGACCAGTGCGGGGTTTGCTACCAACGCAGATACCGCCACCAGCGCGGGGCTTGCTACTTCGGCGGGATCAGCCGGGTTTGCTACAACCGCAACTTTGGCCACTTTGGCCACTACGGCCACTCTGGCTACGCTGGCCACTACGGCTACTCTGGCTACCTTGGCTACTACCGCAACGCTTGCAACGCTTGCCACTCAAGCAAGTTCGGCACTAATCAGGTCAGCAACAGCACAAAACTCTACCAGCGGTACGTCAATTGACTTTACGGGCATTCCTTCAGGGGTGCTGCGGGTCACTGCGATGTTTAACGGCGTAAGCACAAATGGGTCGGCAAATTTAAGGCTTCAAATTGGCGCGGGGTCTGTTCAGACGACTGGCTATACATCTAGTTTTGGGGTGATAAACGGAGTGACAGCAGGTACTGGAAATGATGCGTCTGGGTTTGGAATCGGGGGCGCAGGGTCTTCGGGTTCTACAACGTCAGGTGCAGTCATACTAACGAGCCTCGGGTCAAATGTTTGGGTTGCGTCCGGGTCGTTTAAGAATGGCATTGCTTCTGTGTCGTATGTTGGAGGAGATGTCACGCTGTCAGGTACTCTTGATCGCGTGCGTCTCACCACCAGCAATGGCACAGACGCTTTTGACGCGGGTTCAATCAACATTTTGTACGAGTAACAAATTGACCCGATCACGGCATTCGCACTCTGCAAGGGAGCCTATGAAGGCATAAAGGGGTGCATTGCCGTCTATCAAGACCTGAAGAAAACAGGCAACGATCTGACAAAGATCACAGGGGAAGTCAGCGGAGCGCTCTCAAAGTTTTTCAAAGGACACGCGGAGTTGGAGGCCAGCCACGAGAAGGCGCAGTACCAACGTGAAGAGAATCAGAAGAAGGGGATTAAAGACGACCTTGCCACACAAGCCATCGACAATGTGATGTATCTGCGGCAGACCAAGCAGTTTTATGCCGATCTTGAGAGAATGGTGCGCTGGGAGATGGGTCAACCTGATCTTTGGCGGGAGATCGTTGAAGAGTATCAAAAGCTGTTGGACCAGAAATCGGAGCAAGCGGCACGGGAGTTGCACGAAAAGCGGGTGAAAGCATGGCAGCGACAAAGGTTAAAAAATCTGATTCTGGACAGGGTTTTGGAAACGGCGGTGGTGGTTTTCGTAATCGGATACCTGATATGCCTACTGTGGATAATCAGTCTTCATCATCGGGGTCGTTTGGATACCTTTTTGTCTTAGTCCTGTTTGCGTTGGTCTTTGTGCTGGTCATCCCCTTGGTTGGGATGCTGTATGTGGATACGATGGTGGTGAAACGGGAGGCCCGAGCACAAATGGAAAAAACGGAAAAACTGCGCAAGCAGATTGAAGAAGCTCAAAAGAAGGAAGAAAAATGATTGACCTTACCAAGGCCATTGGAGCAGTTGCCGCAAGCGTTGCCGCACTGGGTGGCAGTTACACGCTGGCCGACAAGTTTGGCTGGTTTGACCGCGCAATCATTGAGTGGTCGCCTGAGAACTTCAAGATCGTGGCAGAGGCTGGACAGCCAATAAACGTAACTGTCGCACGGATTAAGAAGCGCGATGACTGCTCCGTTGAAAGTTTTACCCCAAGCATTCGGGACGCATCGGGTATGGTGCATGAAGCGACCACCACCGCAAGCAGATTCAGCGGCCCAGCAGGCCCAGAGATTGATACATTTACGTACCAGTTGACGATGGTGCAAAAAGAGAAGATTGCCAGCGGCAAGGCAACCTTGCTGGCGACCATCAAATACAAGTGTCCTGAAGGGGAGCGCGTTGTGCAGTATCCACGCCACCCCAATTTAAGTTTTGATTTGAAAGGTTAAACAATGCTCACTTTATTCTCATCCCTCATCAGCTTCCTCATGGGCGGTTTGCCCAAGATTCTGGAATTCTTTCAAGACCGGGCCGACAAAAAGCATGAGTTGGCACTTGCCGCCATGCAGACCGAACGGGAACTGACTTTGAAGAAAGCTGGCCTGGAGGCGCAGGAACGGATTGAACACATCCAGACTGAGCAAATTCAGATCAACGCAGAGGTCACCAACGCCCAGACGGCAATGCAGGAGCGCCAAGCCCTGTATGCGCACGATATAGCCCTTGGGCAAGGTGCAAGTACCTGGGTCATCAACATGCGTGCCGCCACCCGCAGCGTCATCACCTACGGCATGTTTGCCATGTTTATGTTTGTGGAAATCTTTGGCTTCTACTACGCATGGCACACAAACGTTGAATTCACCGTGGCGTTGGACAGCCTGTGGGACGATGAGACCCAGATCATCTGGGCTTGTATCGTGTCGTTCTGGTTTGGCGGTCAGGCGTTCAAGAAATGAATCTCAGCCCAGAGGCCATCAAGGTCATCTGCCACCACGAGGGCATTCGATACAAGCCGTATCGGTGCCCAGCCCTGCTTTGGACAATAGGAGTCGGACATGTACTTTACCCAGACCAAGCTAAGATACCAATGGATCAAAGAGGAGCTTACCCGCTTCGCCCAGAAGATAGCCGCACATTTTCAAAGGATGAAGTAGATGGGATTCTCAGAAGCGATCTTGCAAGGTTTGAGCGTGGAGTGGCTCAGTTCTGCCCCGTTCCCCTTACACAAGGCATGTATGATAGCCTTGTTAGCTTTAGTTTTAATGTCGGTCTTGGAACACTCCAGCGTTCAACGCTTCGTCAAAAGCTGCTTCGGGGCGATAAAGCGGGTGCTGCGGAAGAACTCTTGAAGTATTGCATGGCTGGTGGGAAAATACTCAAAGGGCTGCAAAACCGTCGGATTGACGAACGCGCCATGTTCTTGTCATAGGAATCGAAATGCCCTTACAGAAACTTGCATTCAGACCCGGCACAAACCGAGAGAGCACCAACTACGGCAATGAAGGCGGCTGGTATCAAACCAACAAGGTGCGCTTTCGTTCTGGTCTACCCGAAAAGATTGGCGGCTGGGTAAAAGATGAGGGCGCTCTGTCTCCTGACGTTTCTGGCGTGACCACCAGTATCATTTACCCCGCATCTGGCACGTTGTGGGGGGTGTGCCGCGCTCTGTGGAACTGGGTCACACTGTCTGGATACAACCTGTTGAGCTTGGGCACCAACCTCAAGTACTACATTCAAAACGGCACGGACGGCAATTTCTATGACGTAACCCCACTTCGGGAAACCACAACGGCAGGGGGCGCTACGTTTGCCGCTACCACCGGTTCAACAACGGTCGTAGTAACTGATTCCGGGTATGGTGGCCAGACAGGAGACTTTGTAACTTTTAGCGGGGCCGCAAGCCTTGGCGGCAATATCACTGCCACCATTCTCAACGCTGAGTTTCAGATCACATACATCTCGTCAAGCACATACAGCATCACAACGTCTGTTGCAGCAAACGCCAGCGACTCAGGTAACGGCGGTGCATCAGTCGTAGCGGCCTATCAAATTTCTACTGGCGGCGACGTGTACACCGTTGGCGCAGGCTGGGGCGCAGGGGGCTGGGGCGGTTCTACGGGACCGTTAGCCACAACCACTTTGAACGGCGCTTTGGCCACTGTCGCCAACACTACACTGTCAGCCGCCATCGACAGCGCAGTAACAACCATCAGCGTTGCCAGCACCGCCCCTCTTGCTGCGTCTGGCAGCGTCTTAATTGACGGCGAGATCATCTCCTATTCAGGCGTAACGGCCACGACTTTGACTGGTTGCACCCGTGCAGCAAGTGGGTCTACCGCCGCTGCACACGTCGTTTCTACTGGAGTAATTCAATACGCCACATCAACCATCAACGTGACTTCTGCGGCCACTTTTACCGCGACAGGCGTGTTTGCCGTTGATGGCGAGATCATTTCTTACTCCGGCAAAACAGGCACTTCGTTTACGGGATGCGTGCGCGGGTACGCGGGGTATGTGACTGCGCATTCAAACGGTGCGGCTGTTGCTCAGTACGCTACGACCGGGACAAGCGCGGCTACAGGCTGGGGTTCTGCTGCCCCCGCAGGCTTTGGTATTGGCTTGCAACTGCGCACTTGGAGCCAGTCAAACTTTGGCGAGAACCTCGTATTCAACCCTCGGGGTGGGCCGCTTTACTACTGGGACGTTAATGCAAACCCAACTATTTTTGATCGGGGTATTGTCATTGCGGCGGGGGCGACTATTAACGGGTTGGTAGTAGATTCCACTTGCCCATCCGTTGTAAATTTTGTGGCTGTATCAGACGCATCCCGGTTTGTAATTGCGTTTGGCACAAATGACCCGACTGGTGTGTACGCCACTGCTGCGCTTGACCCAATGCAGATTCGTTGGTCAGATCAAGAAAGCATCTGGACTTGGACTCCGCTCACTACCAACCAAGCCGGGGATTACAGGCTCAGCCACGGATCGGCCATCATTACAGCCCAGCAGGCTCGACAAGAAATTTTGGTGTTTACGGATTCCGCCATTTACTCTATGCAATATCTTGGCCCGCCCTATGTGTGGAGCTTCCAAATTCTGGGGGACAACATATCCATTGCTGGCCCCAACGTGGTAGCGACAGCCAGCAACATTACATACTGGATGGGGCTGGATAAGTTCTACATGTACTCAGGCCGGGTGGAAACGCTGCCGTCTACGCTGCGCGAGTATGTGTTTACCGACATCAACAAAACGCAATCGTTTCAGTTTGTGTCTGGCACAAACGAAGGCTACAACGAGGTCTGGTGGCAGTACTGTTCTGCCAATTCCAACGTCATCGACCGATACGTCATATACAACTACTTGGATAACGTCTGGTACTACGGCGACTGGTCGAACTACAACAACGTAAATCAAGGACGAACCGCTTGGTTGGACAGCTCACTTCGTGCGTTTCCCATGGCGGCTACTTACGGTGCTGCTGGCGGAAGTGACAATGGTTTGTTGGTTTATCACGAAGACGGTGTAGATGACGGCACGGTTAATCCGCCCGTCCCGATTGTGGCCAATGTGCAGTCATCCGACTTTGACATCGGAGAGGGCAACAACTTTGGTTTTGTGTGGCGCTTGATTCCTGACCTGACGTTTGATGGGTCCAATGTGAACCAACCAACTGCGTATTTCACGGCCATACCCAGGACTTTCCCCGGCGCGGCTTATGGGCCTTCAAACAATCCAGGGGTGACCAGCGCCCAGAACTACCAGAACCAGATCACGTACAACGTGCAACAGTTCACCCAACAGGTGTATGTGCGGATTCGTGGGCGGCAGATGGCGTTCAAGGTCAGTTCTGGAACCGTTGGCTCGGCCTTGGACGGCCTGGGGGTGCAGTGGCAACTGGGCGCACCGCGCATTGACATTCGCCCGGACGGCAGGAGATAACATGGGATTTAAAACCGTCGCTCCCCCACGCTTGCCATCGGCCCCGACTGAGTACAGTGCTCAGTACCAAGAGCAGTTTATGAACATCTTGCGGCTGTATTTCAACCAGATTAACGCCCCGGTTCCTGCAATATTTGGTTCTGCGGGGGTCGGGACTGCCAACGTGGTATCAGGTTTAACGCTTGCTCAACCAAGCCCCACTACGCCAGGGCAGTTCACCATCAGCTTACCAACTCAAGCTGACTTTGCCAACCTGCGTTCAGGCGACATTTACTACGACACTTCAGGCGGCGCAGCCACCAGCTACCCTTTGCGAATAAAGGCCTAACATGCTACCATTTGAACAATTAACCAGGAGTGCGCTATGAGCGGTGGTGGCGGATTCGACCCCGGCAAAGACCTTGCCAACCTTGACAAAGATTTAGGTCTGTCTAAGAACGCACCGTTGATCGCGGCAGCGACTGCCTTGTACTTTTCTGGCGGAACTCTTGGTGGGGAGACGCTTGCTGGAGCAGGGACGGCGGGCGCGGGAGCCGGGGCTGCTGGTGCTGGGACTGCGGCTGGAGCACTTGCTGCCGACAGCGCGTATTTAGCTGCCTCTGCGTTAACACCGGCTCAGGCTGCTGCCGCTGCTGCTGGATCAGTTGAGGCGTCTCAATTGGCGGGACTTGCAAGTTTGGCCCCCGCCGCTCCCGCCGCTGCGGCTAGCGCCCTTCCCGCCGCTGGTGCTGCTGGTGTTGATGCCATTGGGTCTGGAATAGCTACCCCGTATGTGGGACAGCAGGCTGCAATGGTTCCCAGTATGGCGGCTCCCGCCGCTCCTAGTGGTATTGCAGGCATGGCAAACTCCGCCGCTAACTGGTACGGCGGGCTCAACCCCGTAGCAAAATACGGCATTCCCCTGGCGGCTGCGGCAATGCTGGCAGACCGCAAGAGTCCTTATCCCGGCCAAGAACCGTATGACGGCCCATTGAACAAGCTAAAGTACGACCCAGACCGCTACAAGCCGCTTGAAGTCAAGCCCCCCACCCCCTACACCCCGGTGTACAAAGACTACCGCAACATGGCGGACGGCGGGTTTTTAGGGGCAGTTGGTAAAGGTTTTGGTGCTGATTTAGAACGTCTGCTAAACAGACAGCAGCAAGATAAGTACGCAACTCCCCCCTTGAGCTACGACCCCGATCGGTATGACGCTGAAGCTGGCACGAAGATGGTTGCCCGGCCCGGTATGGCGGGCGGGGGCTTGGCCGATCTGGGCGGTTACGCGGACTACGCTCGTGGCGGACGCATGCTCAAAGGCCCAGGCGACGGTATGAGTGACAGCATTCCTGCCACCATTGCAGGCAAGCAACCCGCCCGGTTGGCCAACGACGAGTTTGTGGTTCCCGCCGATGTGGTGTCGGGCTTGGGTAACGGCTCATCGGACGCTGGGGCCAAGCAGTTGTACAAGATGATGGACAGGGTTCGCGCCGCCAGGACAGGCAAAAAGTCGCAAGCCAAGCAGATCAACCCGACCAAGTACATGCCAGCATGACGCTCACTGTCCAGCATGTTCCGCAACAGTACGCTGCCCAGACTTGGCCGCTGGTGGAGAAATTCATCGCTGCAACAGAAAAGTTTGGCGGGGATGACTACTCGCTTGAGCAGATCAAGATGTACGTCACGCTGGGGCACTGGACTTTGTTAGTGGCCACTGACGAAGACAGTCAAGTTAACGGGGCGATGACAATTGCTTTTCAAAACTACCCCAATGATCGGGTGGCGTTTGTGACCAGCGCCGGGGGTACCGGGATTGTCAACGAGCCAGTACTGGACCAGTTAAAAGCAGTGTTGCGCGGCATGGGTGCTACCAAAATCCAAGCCGGAGGGCGTCCAGCAATGGTGCGTCTCTTGGAGAGCCAGGGATTTACACGGCGTTATACCGTGGTTGAAACAAAAATATGAGGGCATTGTGATGTTCAAATTTACCGACATACTCGACTTTTTCATGGGCCCGCGCCTGTATATGGGCGGGGGTGGTGGCGCTCCTCCGCCTACGCAAACCACTGTGTCCAACACAAACATCCCTGAATATGCGCGTCCGTATGTAGAGACGATGCTTGGCACAACCCAGCAGCAGTTGTACAACTACGAGACAGACCCGACCACGGGGCAGAAATACGCCAGCAGCTTAAAAGGCTACACGCCGTTCAGCGAAGACCCGTCCAAGTACGTTGCAGGGTTCAGCCCCATGCAGGAGCAGGCGTTCAGGGGCGCGGCCAATATGGGCACTTCGCCTCAATTGGATACGGCGTCTGGTCTGGCAGGCTTGGCCGGACAGCGCGCCATGGGGGCAAACTACCAAGCAGGGCAGTTTGATAATCAGTTCCAAGCGCCTCAAGAGTACCAAACAGGGAGCTTTGGTGCGCAACAAGTCAGTGCCCCCCAGTTGCAAGACCTGCAAATGCAAGGCCCGGCAGATGTAAACGCGCCTCAGTTGCAGCAATACCAGATGGGGCCTGCCGAGCGTGTCAGCGCGGACAGCTTTAACCAGCCGGGAACTGCCAGCCAATACATGAACCCCTACATGCAAAATGTAGTGGACATCCAGCAACGCGAAGCCCAGCGCCAAGCCGATATTGCAGGCACCCAGCGTGCTGGCCAAGCCGTTCGTTCTGGCGCATTTGGTGGCTCCCGTGCAGGGTTGATGGAAGCTGAAGCCGCTCGTAACTTGGCCACCCAGAAAGGCGACATCCAAGCACAAGGGCAGAACGCCGCGTTCCAAAATGCGCAGCAGCAGTTCAACGCTGAGCAAAACGCACGGCTGCAAGCACAGTTGGCCAACCAAGGCGCAGGTCTCACTGTGGGTCAGCAAAATCTTGGCGCTCAACTAGGCATACAGCAATTGGGCGCGGGACAGAACTTGCAAGCGCAGTTGGCCAATCAAGGCATGGGGTTCAATGTCGGCCAGCAAAATCTGGCTTCACGTCTGCAAACCCAAGGGCTTGGTTCTGGGCAAAACCTCCAGGCACAACTGGCCAACCAGCAGCAAGGCATGAACGCGCAACAGATGCGTGAACAGTCCCGACAGTTTGGCGCGGGCCAAGGCATGAATGCTGCGCAACTAAAAGCACAGTACGGTTTGGCTGGGCAGCAAGCCGGGGAGCAGTCTCGCCAGTTTGGCGCAGGCTACGGCATGCAAGGGTTGCAAACAGGGCTGCAAGCCGCTGGTCAGTTGGGCCAGTTGGGCCAGACGCAGTACGGCCAACAGGTTGGCAACATCAATTTGCAAAATCAGTTGGGCGCTCAGCAGCAGGCTCAGCAGCAAGCCATCTTGAACCAGCAGATTCAGAACTACGCCATGGCGCAGCAGTACCCTCAGCAGCAGTTGGCCTTTATGAGCAACATGCTGCGCGGCCTCCCGATGCAGTCCACCAGCACCAACATGTACCAAGCGGCCCCCAGCAACGTGTCGCAGTTAGCAGGTCTGGGCATGGCGGGCTACGGTATGGCCAGAATGGCAGGTATGAAAAAGGGCGGCAAAGTTAAAGCCGACAAGCGCCCGGCAGGTCTGGCTGAGCTGGCACTCTCCAAAATGGCGTAAGGAACATTCATGATTAACGTCAACCAAATTACCGCCCAGATGGCGCGGATGTCCGACCAAGCGTTGCAACAGTACGCAGCCATGCACAAGACCGACCCATACACGTTGTCATTGGCGCTGTCCGAGTCCAACCGCCGTAAGCAGATGCGTCAAGGTGCGCAGATGGAACAGAAGCCGCAACCCAAAGTGGTTGACCAAGAGTTGGCACAGATGGGCGCACCAGCTATGCCCCCACAAGGCATGCCGCCCCAGCAGCTTCCCGAAAACGTCGGTATTGGCCAACTCCCAGCGCCCAACATGCAGCGCATGGCCGAGGGCGGCATCGTTGCGTTTGAAGAAGGCGGAGAAGTTCCTCGGTTCCAAGTTGGGGGCCAGCCGCAGGGGTACTCACACGGTATGGTTGACCCCAGCGGACTTTTTGGTGTAAACCCGGAATCTTTGGCCTATGACCAAGCACGAGTTGAAGAAATTCTTGCGCGTAGAAAAGCTGCGGAGAGAGCGGCCCAAATCAAGTTTCTTGAAACTGCCGCACCCGATATTGCACAAAGAATGAAACAAGAAGACGCGGCGCGTGTTCAACAATCCGCTGCTCCTGCTCCTGCTCCTGCTCCTGCTCCTGCTCCTGCTCCTGCTCCTGCTCCTGCTCCTGCTCCTGCTCCTAGTGGTCAAGGGATAAAACCCGGTGGCGGTCAGGGGATAAATCCTGCTGCTGGCGGACAAGGATTTCCTTCTATACAGAAACCGCGTGTTCCCGAACTTGCGCCAGAAATAAAAGCACTAAACACCAACATGCCCACAGCACGGCAGGCGCAGGGTATTGCGGCGCAGTTCTTGGATGAAGAAAAGTACGAGCAACAACTTAAAGACTTCACAAACGAAGAAGCTGCGGCCATTGCCGAACGACGCGGCAAACTTGAAAAATCTTTGAAGGATATGCCCGAGCGGTACAAAGATTATGAGGGACGACTCAAAGCCCAAGAGAAAGAAGCCGAAGGCGACAAAGAAAAACTGACGGGCATGAGCTTTTTGGAAGCTGGCTTGGCCGTGCTCAGTGGCGAATCCCCCAACGCGTTTGTTAACTTGGGCCGTGCAAAAGAAGGCGTCAAGACATACAACGAGGGTATCAAGGACATTAAGCGTTCTGCGCGTGAGCGTGACAAAGCGTTTGGTGATATTGAAAACGCCCGCCAAGCACAGGCAGAAGGCAAGATTGACACAATGAACCGCTTTGAGGACAGTGCAGCAAAAAGCATGTCTGATTCAAAACGCTTTGCCATGTCGGGACTGCAATCGTTGGGCATGAAAGGTGCCGAGATGCGCGCCAACGCGTGGAACAGTATGACCAATAACGCATATGCCAACCAACGGACGGTTGCCGAAGCCGCTGGCAGGATGCAAACCACCGATCTTTCGGGCCAGTACGGCTTGGCCGCGGCACAGACGCAGGTTGAGGGCGCAAAGGCCGTAGCAAACATAAGGGCTGCAACTGATCGAGAAACCACAAACGCACTGCGTCAAGGACAGCTTAACTTGGCCACGCAAAAAGCAATTGACGACGCGCTAGCAAAATGGGCCAAAGACAACCGATATACGCCAGATGACGAGAAGTACCAAGAAAAACGGCGTGAGTTGATCCGCGTTTACACCGCAGCCAACCCAGGTATGGCACAATCAGGGCGTGCTCCCGGAGGCGGGGCCGATCCTTTGGGAATTAGATAGCAATGGCCACACTAGCTGAAATTCGTGAGCAGTATCCACAGTACTCTGATCTGTCTGATGCGGCGCTTGCGGATGCGCTATATGGAAAATTCTATTCCGACATCTCTCGCAAAGAGTTTGATGCCAAGCTGGGGTTAAAGACTGGCCCCCGTCAAACACCCATTGGTGGTATTGCTGGCGCTTTAGGCATGGGGGTCGAAGCCCCCATCTCCTCGGTACGCACAGGCCTTGAGTCTTTGCTTGGCGGTAACGCTGCCGTTGAGGCGGGGCTTGGCCGCAGAGAAAAACTGGGTGAGAAGTACGCCGAGCAGCCTGGGTTTGAACAGGTCAAGAAGGCGTATGAAGAGCGCGGTATCTTCCCCGCGATTGGCGAATACATCAGCCAAGTCCCTGCTGCATTGGCAGAGCAAACCCCCCAGATGGCAGCAACCATTGGGGCAGCGCGTGTGGGCGGCGCATTTGGCGGTCTACCCGGAGCAATTACTGGTGCCGTCGCCCCGTCTTTTACCCAGATGTACGGCGGTTTCTTAGAGCGCCAAGCCGAAGAACAAAAAGCCCGTGGCGAACCTGTGGATGTCAACCGCTTAACTGCGGCGTTGTCCGCAGTCCCCGCCGCTGCGTTGGATGTAGCCGCCACCTTCATCCCCTTGGGACGGTCGTTGGCAGGTGCAGTATTTGGCAAAAACGTCGAGCGCATGCTGGCCAAAGGCGCAGAAAAAGGCGCGGAAAACTTGGCCAAAGAAAGTTTGGTCAAGAGTTTGGCCAAGGGCACCGCAGTTGGTGCATTGGCGGAAATCCCGACCGAAGTTGCGCAGCAAATGATCGAACGCGCTCAGGCCGGGCTGTCTTTGGTTGACCAAGACGCACTGACTGAGTATGGGCAGACGGCGTTCCAGGTCTCCAAACTGGCCCCGTTTGGTGCCGCAGGGCGGTTGTACGAGAAGGGTGCGGCCAAAGACATCGTGGCCGAGCGCCAACGCACAGAAGAAGCCGCTGCCGTGGCCCAGCAAGAGCAGGTCAAAGCGCAGCAAGAAGCCGAACAAACGGAGTACCGCAAAACTGACGAGTACCTGGACACCCTTGAGCAGCGCTACGGCACATTCATTGCGCAGATGAAAACGCTGGACGACAAGCTCAAAGTCAAGCCAGCCAAAGGCGATCTGGTTGCCCAGGCCGACAACGAAGAAGCGCGTACCGCACGCAAAGAACTGGTCAACTCTGATGAAACCCGCGCACTGGTGGATGAGTACCGCCAGCCTGGAGTACGTGAGCGCTTACAAGCGCGGCAAGAGCAGCGCCAGCTTGAACAGCAAACCCGTGAGGGCATGCAAACCAAGGGTGCCCAGGCCCAGTTATTTGAAGCTCCCGAAGTCAAAGACCGGTCGCCTTTGGCCCAGATTCAGGCTTTAGCGCCGCGCATCCAGGCTTTGGACACCCAGATTGCTGCTGCACAAAAAACAGGCAACATGCAGCAAGTTGCAGAACTTGGCAACCAGCGTAATCAATTGCAGGAATCTTTGGCTCCGTTGCTCCCCAGCCGTGCGGATTTGACCAGCGCCCAGACAGGGCTTGAGCGTTTCTTAAAAGACGCGCAAGACAAGATGGTCAACGCGACCAGCACACAAGACGTTGAGCGCCATGCCAACACGGTAATGCAGCACAAGGCGGCGTTGGAACAACTGCAAGCCTATGAGCCGTTTGTGGAAGCTGCTCCTGCGGGACTGGATAAAGACAAAGCCAAACTTAAAAAGCTGACAGCAGACCTCGATGCTGCCCGCCAGTTGGGGGACGCTGAACGCGTGCTGAAGCTGGCCCCGCAGATAAGAGACCTTGAATCGCGTATTGGCCCTGAGTTGTTTACTGAGGGTGCTAAAAAGCAGCGTGTCACTGAGGCAGGTGAAGTTTCATACAAGCCCGAGCAAGCAGATTTGTTTGGCTTTGAGTATCCTGAAATTACCGTGGACAAAGCACTTGCTGAAGCCATGGCGCAGGGGCGTGAGCAATCTGCTGCTGGCCGCAAAAAAGTAGAAGCCGAGCTGCAAGCGTTTGAACGCATGACACAACGGCGTGGGCAAAGCCCTGCGCAGCAAGCACTGGCACAGTTGCGCTTAGAAGAAGCAAAGAAGCTGCGTGATAGTTTTGCAAAAAAAGAGCAAGACTGGGCCAAGCTTGAAAAAGAACCTGACAACTTGCGCTACCAGGATGACAGGGACAAGCAGTACCGCGAACTCAGCAAACGTGTCAGAGAACTTGAAGCGGAGCTTGAACAAGCGCCTGTTGATCTGTCAATTGTTGCCGACGACAAAGCGTTTTTAAGCAACCTTGGAGCTATCAAGAACCGGGCACTGGGAATAACACCCCCCACGCCTGCTGGCGCGGTACCCAAAAAAGAATTTCCACAAAATGTGTACGGCCAGTCGTTGCTCAAAATTCAAGAGCAACTGGACGCGGCCAAAGGGCAGAAGAAAGCCAAGATTAAGAAGCTGTACGACATTCTGACGGCAGGACTGACTGAGCCAGAGATTGCAAAGCTCATTGAAGAGAGCACACCCGAAGCCGCGCCGGGGATGCGCGTTAAGTCTGACGTAGCCAAAGAGTTGGAGACGGCCAGGGAATCGTTGGCAGATGTAGAAAAGCGCATAGCCATTGGTGAGAAGCGCCGCCGTGCTGCTCCCGAACAATCTCTGGAAGATTTAACTGACGAGCGCGTTGCCGACTTGTTGGATCGTTTATTGCCGGGTGCACTGAAGACCGAAGAAGGCAAAACCAGAACAGTAAGTTTTGAAACTGTTGACGGCGAACGTAGAAGCATTGCGGCGCCCAAATCCACACTTCAAAAAGCGCAGAAAGCTAAAGAGCTTCCCATTGAGTCGGCACAAAGACTCGCTCAAGAACTGCGGGATAACGAACGGTTGCTCGCGTCACTTAACGACCAAATCAAACGGGCGGGCAAACCCAAAGGCGAAAAACTCAACGCACTGAATGCGCTCAAAGAGCAACGCAGCTTTCTTCAAAAAGAAAACGACAATTTGCGCAAAGCCTACGACCGCTTGGTGTCGTTGGAACAACCCGCGTACAAAGCCAAAGAACAAGAACCCACTACTGGGGATTTGTTTGGCCCGTTGGAAGAAGCGCGAAAAGAATTAGGCCCACAAGAAAAGCGTTTGCAACGGTTGATGGACGAGCGCGATGCGTTGGTTGCAGAACAAAACCGCAGAAACCAAACGGCCAGCACCCCGCAGTTGCAAGAACTGCTGGATAAATTTTCTAAGTTGCCAACCGGGCGGCTTAAAGAACTGGACAAGCAGATAGACGACCTGGCTGAACAACTTGGCCGCACCGAGGGGCGTGTGAATGAGCGCTACGCCGCGTTTGCGCAAGCACGCGAGGCCGAGCGAGTGGCGGATGCTACCGAGGAGTCCGTGCCCACATTGGAGCAGTTCATTGACCGTTTGCGCAAGCAAGGGTCTTTAATGACCGACGACCAGTTGCAGAATCTTTACTGGTCTAACCGAGCAAAGCGCGATGATGCGCTGAACACCACGGGCACGGATGTTCCTGACCAGAGAACACTGCCGCAGTTTGGCTTGGCGCAGTACGTTAAAGTCAAGCAAGAAGTTCCAAAAGATGAGTTGGACGCAGCCCGTACCAAGTACGTGGATACGCAGAACCTGATTGAGAGTTTGCGCAAAGCGCTGTCTGCCACTGACAGCGACGGTGGTAAAGCGCTGCGTGACTTGGCCACAAAGCTACAAACCACTTACGAAAACAAAACGCAGGTTTTTGGCGGCGCTACAGCAGGGTTTAAACAAGCGGCTGCACCCTACACAAACGATCGTCAACGGGCTTATTACGAAGCAATTCCAGCACAGGTTAAAAAGCTGCTCAACATGGCCAACATGGCCCAGGCAGCTAAAAAGACCACGGGCAACATCCCCAAAGAACTGCAAGTGCGTCTGGAAAAAGCACAGGAAGAACAGACCCGCGCTAAAGAAAAGCTGGATGTGTTGGAAAAGCGCCAACGAGCATACGAGCAACAACAAGACGTTATTACTGGCGCAACCCCTGGACAGCGCGAAGCGGGTCGTTTGATGGCAGGCGCAGGGTATCGCACTGCTGCGGGTAAGTTACGCACAAAGCCCACGAAAAAAGCAAGTTGGGGAATCGAGTCTGTCCCCAAAACAAAAGAAGCCAAGCCTTCGGAAGTTGCCAAAGCTGCGGCAGAAATGGCCCGTGCAGCAAACTTGGTCAAAGCGGCTGATCGGTTAGCCAAACCCACAAATGTTACCGTTGCTGACGACATTGATGAGTTGCGGCAGCAGCTTGCCCGTGCACAAAAAGCGGCTGCGGGGGATACGGACAAAGACAATCCCGCTGTAAGAGAGCGCAATCGACTGGCGCAACAATTGGCGGACTCTATAAAACGCACGCCTTCTATTCCAAACGTTATTGTTGAGTCCCAAAAGAAACTGGACATGCTCAGTAGCGCCGTCAAAGCGTTAGACCCTGCGGCCAACGGCACATTTGCTCCCGAAAAGACCGTTGACGTTATGCTGGAGATGGAACGACTGCAAGCCGAACTGGGCGAGTACGTTTATCGCGGCGGTAAATTAACCGAGCAGCAGCTTTCGGGCGCAGAGGCAGCAGAAGCAACGGCCAAACTCATTCAGACAAAGGGCGCAGACACACCTGCTGCCCTGGCTAGAACCGCCAAAGACTATGAGTTGGCGGTAAACCGTGTTGATTCCCAGCTTACAGAGTTGCGCAAGTCCCTTGACAAAATCAAAGCTGAGTTTGAAACGGTTGCCAAAAACGAAACAACGGTTGACGGCGAAACCGCAAGAAAAGCCCCAGTGGTTGTTGAGGCAAAACTTGCTGAGCTTATCGAAAAAGCTACGCCTGTGGATGCTGCGCACACCAAAGCAGTGGCGCTGTACAAAGTGGCGCGTCGTGATTTGCTCATGTTTCAGTACGAGATGGGCAAAGGGGTGCGACAGCAGTACGCAGATGCCGTGGCTGCGTTACAGGCGGAAACTGAGCGCCAAGCAAAAGACCCTGCGTTGGCAGCGGTTGCAAAACGCAACGAATCAAATGCCGCTGTGTTGGCACAACTGCAAGAGCGGCTGGCCAAATCCCAAGCCAACTTGGAAAAAGCAAGGGCCAAAGAACGCGCTACCCCGGCGCCAGACAATCGGACTGCCGAACAAAAAGCCGACGACGAACGTCAAGATCGTTTAGAGCAACTCTTAAAAGCCCCGTCAGCCGAATTGGCCGCGCTGCCCGGCACGCGTATCGAAGTGGACACCACCGGGCAGTTGGCACAGGCCGTGCAAAACAACGCCAAGCGCATGCTTGGTTTGTCGCAAGCGGCGTTGGAAAAAGCCGTTGCCAAAAATGACGTTGCCGCAGTACAAAAAGCAACTGCCGATGTTCAACGCTACGAGAAAGAACTGGCCCAGGCACTTCCTGCTGGGGAGCGCGTTACAACTGCGGTGGGAGAAGCGGCGGCGGTTGGAACGCCCGGCACGCAACCTGTCGTTGCAGGCACGCGGCTTGGCGCACGCAAAGTGGGGCCGCTTGTTCGCCAAGCCCAAAGGCCCCCAGGACAGATGCTCACAGGTTCTGGGCTGGATGTTAAGCAGGGAAGCCAGAATCCGCCAAGGCAGGCTGGAGCTGTTCGACTGCGCAGCTATGACCTGTCTCCTGAAGCGGCCAATGCAATCAGTTTGGCTACGCTGAACAAGCAAGTGAGAGCCGCAGAAGGCGACCGCAAAGCCGAGTTACAAGCGCAGTACGCGCTGCAAACTGAGGGGCTCACCAAAGAGCAGATTGCGGAACGGCTTGCAGAAGGCAAGCGTTTGATTGGCAGCGACGAGTCCATGGCGCTGATTGCACAACGCGAAAACTTGCGCCAAGCAACTGCCGATTTGAATAAAGCCCGCACCGAACTTAACGCAGCAGAAACCGCTGCGGAGAAAAGCGGGGTTAAGGATAGCCCCGCTGTGATGGTGGCGCAAGATGCTTTAGATCAGGCAAGCAACACCATAGAGATGCTGGAAAAACGCATCTCCCGCATGCGGGAAGCGGAGCAAGCCAGCAAACAAAAACGCCGCACAGGCGCAACGGCGGAGCAAGAGGCCGACAGCGCCGTTGAAGAGGACGTTGATAAAAACGCGCCAGTTACGCGTTCCCAAAAAGCTGTAGGCGATTTCTACTTTGACGAAGGCGATGTGGCTCCTACCCAGTACAAGACTGCGTTGGGTACGCAGTTGTCTGACCGCGCCATTGAAGAAATCAACGATGGCAGTTTGATCTACGCGCTAAACGATGTGGCCAAGAACGGCGCAACGCCGCTGTTGCGTGAGAACGCAGCCAAAGTGGCGCAGTTTGTTCGACAGACCAAAGTTCAGGTTGTCAGCAGCATCACCATTGACGGCAAGCAATACCCTGCGGCGTATGACCCGGCTACTAACACGGTGCTGTTGACCCAGGCAGGCATGACACAAGAAGACCTTGTGCACGAAGTTACCCACGCCGCCACCATGCGCGTGATCGAAATGCCGGAGAAAGACCTGACGCCCTTGCAGCGCCAAGCCAAGCGCGAACTGGAGGCCATGCTCAAGGCCATCAAAGGCGATAAAAAGTTTGAAGGCGAGTATGCAACCGCAGACCTGAAAGAGTTTGTGTCGGAAGCGCAGTCCAACGACGACCTGCGCACAAAGATGGAGCAAAAGCCTTGGTTCCGTGGCAACATGCTGGTGCGTGCAATACGGCGTTTCTTGAATTTGATTGGCTTTGATACGCAAGAGTTGATGACGACGCGGGCGCAAGAGTTGATTGAAACCATCTACATGCCGTCGCGTTCAATCCAAGGCGTTGGCAGAAGCGCTGCGGCTGCACGGCCCACCTCCACCATTGTTGGCTATGAGCCAACAACCACGGCCAAAATCAAAGGCAATTTCTACGGGCTGGCTGGTCGGGTACAGCTTGTTGACAGGCTTGCCGCAGCGGACGCGGCCATTGTGGCCGCAGAAGGCGCAGACAAACTGACTTCTGTTGAAGCGTTCCAGGCGCAGTACTTCATGCGCATGGCAGACAAAGTGACCCAGGCGGCGGGGCAGTTTGTTACTAGCGGCCCGGTTCGTATCGTGGCCGACAAGCGCACCACCGGGACAGAGTACCGCTATGAGTCTGTTGAGGGGGCCAACCTGCTTCGTGTGAGCGAACACCTGGAGCAAGCCACCAAAGCCAGCGGGCGCAGTGCGGACGACATTGAGCGCATGTTCACAGTGCTGAGCGCAGGTGCAAGAGCCGAAGCTATACCCAATGGCTGGATTCGTTTGAACACTGGCGACGCTAAAGCTGCCAAGGCTGAGTACGATGCGGACAAGGCGTATCTGAACGCCAACCCCAAAGTCAAACAGTATATGGATGCGGCAGCAGCGGAGTACCGCCAGTACAACGCAGGTCTTTTGGACTTTGCGGCGCAATGCGACTTCCTGACCCCCGAAGAAGCTACCCGGTTGAAGCGCGTGCCCTACGCTCCGTACTACCGCGTTGAAGATGGCGTGGTCAAACTGTTCGTAGAAGACGAGCGCCCCATCAGGATTGGCAACATCAAGGACAACCCAGATTTGCAACGCATGATTGGGGACAACACCAAGATCATGCCGATCCTTACCAGTGCTGTGCAGAACACGTATATGCTGACCCGCGCTGCCCTGGACAATAAGGCAGCATACGAAACATCCAACGCCATGTACAAGGCGGGGTTTGCGTCCAAGTACGGCCCCGGTCAAGGCCCCGCCAACGCCGACACTGTGCACTTCAAAGTCAAGGGCAAGCCATACTTTGCAACGATTGACTCGGATACGTTTGGTATTCCAGCGCACTTAATTGTCAAGGGCATGGAGGGCATCAAGACTACGCTGCCGCAACTCGTGCAAATGCTGGGCGTGCCTGCTGACATCTTGCGCAAGTTCATTACCCGCTCACCCGCATACGCCGTGCGGCAGATTATTCGAGACCCTATCAACGCGGCTTTGCTGTCGGGTACTGACGGCGTGCCTGTGCTCAACGCAATTCGGCAGTTGGCCAAGATGCGCAATGGGCAGAACACGACCCAGGACGAACTCATGCGCGGTCTGGTTGTCAGCAGCAACGTCTACACGGGCAACGAGAAAGACATGGAGAAGTTCTTGCAGGACATCCAGTCTGGCAAAGGCAAGTGGACAAAAATGATGGGGATGATTGACAGCGCGGCTTTGCAGGCGGACGTTGCCACCAGGGCGCTGGTGTATGAGTCAGCCTTGAAGCGGGGGTTGTCTAAGGCCCAGGCGCAGTTTGTGGCAATGGAGTCGCAGAACTTTGGGCGCAGGGGGTTGTCGCCCAGCATGCAGATGCTGTCTACGATGGTTCCGTTCTTCAACGCCCAGATTCAAGGCCTGGACGTGCTGTACCGCACCCTGCGCGGCAAGATGCCGTTTGCCCAGCAAATGGAGATTCAGCGCAAGTTGAAGGCCCGTGGGATGATGCTGATGGCTGGCGCTATGGCCTACGCCATCATGATGCAAGACGACGAGGCCTACAAGTTGGCTACGCCCGAACAGCGCTACGGCAACTTCTTCGTGTACATCCCTGGCGTAAAAGACCCGCTGCGAATCCCCATCCCCTATGAGATCGGCGTGTTGTTCATGGCCATTCCCCAAGCCATAGTGGACGTAGCCATCCGCGACACAAAGGCATCGGAAGCGATCAAGGGTATCGGCAAACTGTTGTGGCAGTCCGCGCCTGGAGTCGTGCCTGTGGGCGCAAAGCCTTGGTTGGAGGCTTTCTACGGACAGACCGCGTTTGGGCCAATAGAGAGCCAACGCGAGAAGATGCTTGCGCCAGCGGAGCGCTATCGTCCAGGCACTACCGAGGTGGCCAAGGCTTTGGGGTCGTTTACTGGGGTTGTGGGTGTGTCGCCGCTGATGCTGGAGCACTTTGTAAAGAGCTACACCAGCATGCTGGGGATTTCCGCGTTGCACATGCTTGACCCTGTGTTTGCAACGGGAGCGGGGGGCGAGAAGGCATCTACCCCCGCAAGCAAGCAGCCGTTTGTTGGCGGCTTGTTCCACTCAGCCGAAGGCCGGTTCTTGATTGACCGCGCTTACGAACGCATGGATGATATTGTGCAGGCCTCAAACACTTACGAAGGCTTGCTGAACAAAGGTCAGAGAGCCGAGGCGCGGGCGTTTGCCCAGCGCCAGAGCAATCTGATAGCCATGAAAGACGAGGCAGGGGCGTTTAGGCAGGAGATGGGGGAGCTGTTCTCCGAAGAACGCGCCATCCGCGACAACCCCCGGTTGACTACGGCTCAGAAGGACGAGCGCCTGGATCGCTTGAAGCGCTTTGAGAACAAGATTGCGGAGCGGTTTTATAAACAATCCGAAAGAACCACACGCCAGTAAACCCGTCCCGAACACAGGGTTCGGCACGGGCATCAAACAGGCGGTAGTGAAGGGCTTTGCGCAAGCCCTCTTCGCGGGTAGCGTCTAGATCAAGGCAGGGGACAAAAAACCCCTGCCCCTTCTCAAGCCGCGCCCAGGGATAATTGATTCTTAATTTCTTCATCCACTTCCGATATGCGGCGGCTGATGTGCATGGCGGCGACTCGAAGCGGAGGGCCACTGGTCCTGGCCAGCAAGTCCTTCTTCTTTAAGTACTGCACGGTGAAGTCCTTCTCAAGCTGGCGCTTGAGCGCGGTGTAGCTGAAGCTGCGGTTTGAACAGAATGCTTTGAGTAGACGCTCTTCAATGAAGAAGTCTATGTGGTCGGGCGTTACGCCCCACTCTACGCGGCCCATGACCTCGCCCCTGGTGGTGTTCTTGTCCACCGCAGTACCGTCCCCCAGATGCGCCAAGGGGCCAGCTTTCTCGCCAAACTTGACGATGACAAACTTGCCCTGGTATTCCTGGGTGTAGGCGTTGAGCACATCCTCGGCACTGCGCTTGCCCCCGCTGATACTCAGGCGCTGGTTTGTGATCTGGCGGCGGTAGCTCTCCAGTATCTCGGCCAGGGGGAACTCGGCAACCTTGGCGTGTTCGCTGTTCATAATCACACCCGCGGCAATAGCGCAGCCTACCCCCGCCATCCAGAAGCGCTCGTCGTTGGGAGCCTTGTACTCCTCGTACATGCGCCGCACGGTCTCGGGCACCAACGTCTTGAGCAGGTTTTGGTTGTCAACCATGTACTGCACCAGCGCATCCCCTGCCACGGCGTAGTTGTCTTGGAGCGACTTGATGATCTCGATCTCATCGGCGTTCCACTCCAGCTTCTCGTCCATGATGTACTCGATGAGCCTACGCAACTCGCCCTCGGATGAGTGCTTGCGAACGCTGGTCATGTAGTCAATAGCTGGCATGTTGGACGACATGATGGCAATGGTCTGCCAAGTGGACAGGTTCAAGCGTTCTTTGTTTGCGCCCGACTCCATCCTCTCTTTGCCGCGACCCTCGCTCACACTGAACAGCGTGGATGGGAACCACTCGAAGTCAGCCCGGTTGTTGGTCGTGATCTCATCGGTTATCAGCGGGTTGCTGTGTAGCAAACCCAGACGCTGTTGCATAGCCACAGGCGAGGTGCCTGACCCTGTGCGGTAGTGCGTTGGGTGGCCCCAGATAGATGCCGCGCCATCAAGCGCCAAGGATTTACCCGTGCCCGATTCGCTGGACGCGCAGTGCACAGTCAACCCGTACAGGCCCGTGAACCGCATGAGTGGAGCGCCAGCACCCAGGAGAATAATCGCCAAGTGATCCCACAGCTTGCGGCGCACCAGCAGGTTGATGACCTTGCGCCAAGTCTCCAGGGAGCCTGTCGGCTGGGTGTTCATCACGATGTTCTCAAGCCCAGGCATGGGCACCTCAATAGGCGGCTTGTGCGCGGCGTAGATACGCCCGGCGAACACATAGGTTCCGTCTTTTTGCCAGCCGTAATGCGCTGGCACATCAATCGGTTTCTTTTCACTGCTCATTTTCTCCACACAAGACCTCACGTAGTTGTATAAATTTATGTCGTTCCCTGAACCAAACGCAGCCACAATGTTCTGCGCCATCAGATGTTTGATCGTCTCATCCTTGCCTGCAACCGCTTTCTGTGCAAACGTAATCTCTTGCACAAGTGATGGGCGCATGGCTAGCATGTGCACGATGTGTTCTCCCTGGTTGTTCAGTATGTCTACCGGGAAGAAGTCGTAGGGCAACAGCATGGTGTAGCGCTTGCTTACATTCCCCTGCGCGTCCTCATCCTCCTTCTCGATAAACACGCCGCCCCGTTCACCGTACACGTAGCCCCTGGGCGGTTCAGGGCGTACTACTTTTTTTACTGTGTCATCCGCTGACTGGATTTCCACAACTTTTTCAGCGGTGGATACGGCGGTCTCGCGTCCAAGCATCAGTGGGTTGGTGATCTTCCCAAAGAACTGACACCCGTTGCATATGCCTGGATTCTCCGAATCAAACTTCACGCATGGATACGGGCCTTTGATCTCCGCCAGTTTCCTGTGCATGCGGTCTTCATCGTAGGGGTGCAGATTGGACAGCCACACAGCGGCCTTGT